CAAATATCGTTATTGAAGGGAGGTGCGCCATGCCTTCGAAAAACGGCGTTTTCTACGAGTTGAAGGAATCGCCTTACTCTTTCATGTACGGAGACTGTACGTTCTTCTTCTCGTCTAGGAAGCATCTTTCAAGTTTCATGGACAAGATCTGCGTCAGAACGCAATGGCTGGACGACAGCATGGAAAAGCGTTTCCACTTCTACGTCAACATGCAGCTGGTCGCCGCGTTCCAACTGTACTTCACGGTGGAGACCAGGGGGTGCTACGTCAGATTGGAAAACGGTGAGGAGCTGACATGCAGAGAGAACCTAAGATTAAATGGACTGAAAGCCAGCGTTCGCGCCTCAACTCCGCAGTCCGAAAGTACAACAACGCCATTCAACGGGCTATGCGGGCGAATCCCGCCAACGCCCAGTTCATGCCCGAGCCGGTAAGCTACAAGGAAGTCAAAGCCGAGATCAAGAGCGCGCGCGTGCTTAACAACACGGTCGCGCGCTTGCTGCGCGCTACGCGCAAAGGAGCCTTGGACTTGACGACCGTCGGAGAGGGAGGCATTGCCACGCGCTACGAAGTGCGGGAGTTCCAGATCGCGAAAGCCGTCAACGAGCGGCGCAAGTCGCTCAGGCGCAAGAAGCTGGGGATCGACTACGGCCAGACCCTGGGACGCATGGGAACGTTGCAGCAGAACAACCTCCTTCCCGACAAGCGCACCGCGCGAGACTTCTCTCCCATCGCCCTCAAGCGCTTCATCAAGCGTTACGAGGAGCTGAGCGCCACGAGTTCCTACGAAAGACTGAACAGATACTACAAGAACTATATCAAAGGCCTCGACACGGTGTTCGGCGGCTACTCCGAGTTCGATGCGGCTATATCGCAGATCGCGAGGAAGATCGAATCCATGATGAAGTCCAACGCGGGCAAGCTCATGGAGTTCTTCGAGTCCGGAGACGAGCTTTTGAACATCGAGTATATCTACGCTCCTGAAGACCGCGCCGACAAGATGGGCTACATCCTCGACAGATGGGCTGAGCTATGATATGCAGTACTTCACGGCCGATTTCGAAACGACGGCAGACGACCTGACCCGGACGCGAGTTTGGGCGTGGGCTGCTTGCACCTTGAAAACCTACGATATAACGACCGGAACTTCCATCGAAGGGTTCATGGAATGGTGCGAGCGCGCCCCTGACGCTCGCGTCTACTTCCACAACCTGAAATTCGACGGGAAGTTCATAATATCGCATCTGCTTGACGCGGGATGGGAATGGATTCCCAGCCACGGAGAGCAAGCGCCCTACCGGTTCACGACGCTGATCAGCGACATGAACCAGTTCTACACGATCAAGCTCTATTTCGGGCGCGGGCACTATATCGAGTTCTGCGATTCGTTGAAGATCATCAGCTTGCCGGTCGCGAAGATTCCGCGCGCGTTCGGCTTCGAGGAAGAGGATGCGAAGCTCGAGATAGACTATGCGGAGCATCGCGATATCGACCATGTTCTGACGCAAGAGGAGATCGATTACATATCGGCCGACGTGAGGATCGTCGCGCGAGCCTTGGGCGAGCTGATCGACCAGGGCGCGACCAGGATCACGGCCGGGTCGAACGCCATCGCCGAGTACAAGAAGACCATAGGAGGCGAGAAGGGGTTCAGACGCACGTTTCCCGTATGCGACTACGACGCTGAGATTCGCCCCTGCTACAAGGGCGGCTTCACCTACGTCAACCCCGACTTCAAAGGGCGCGACATCGGGGAGGGAATCGTCCTGGACGTTAACAGCCTGTACCCTTCCGTCATGGCCGGAGTCGGAGGCGAGATCCTGCCGTACGGCGATCCGATGCTCTTCGAAGGAGAGTACGTCCCGGATCCTCGATATCCGCTCTACATACAGACCGTGACCGTCGACTTCAAGCTCAAACCCGGCTTCATCCCTTGCTTGCAGCTCAAAGGCAACTTGAGCTTCATGCCCACTGAATACGTAGTCGATTCCAAAGGCGAGCAGACGCTGGTATTGACAAGCGTCGACTTGGCGCTTCTGCGCGACCACTACGACATCTATTCCATCCGCTACGGCAAGGGCTGGAAGTTCAAGGCATCGAACAAGCTCTTCTACGATTTCATCATGGCGGCCAACGAGGAGAAGGTGCATGCGGCCGAGGAGGGCAACGCCGGCAAGCGCTACATGGCGAAGCTCAAGATGAACTCCTCGTACGGAAAGATGGCGACGCATCCGGTCAAACGGAGCCGCCGGCCGGTCATGTGCGAGGACGGCATAGTGCGCTACCCTCTGCTCGACCCGGAAGCCACCGACGGCATGTACCTGCCAGCCGGGGCGTTCATCACGGCCTGGGCGAGGAACAAGACGATACGTTCCGCCCAGAAGGTGAAGGATCGTTTCCTCTACGCCGACACCGATTCGCTCCATCTGGCCGGCACCGAGGTGCCCGAAGAGCTTGACGTGGACGATTACCGGCTGGGGGCATGGAAGCTCGAAAGCACGTTTCAGCGCGCCAGGTTCATCCGCCCGAAAACCTACATCGAGGACGAGGGCGGCAAGCTCACCGTGCATTGCGCGGGGCTGCCAGAATCGTGCCATCCTCACGTCACGTGGGACAATTTCCATGTCGGCGCGAAATTTCCGGGAAAACTCTATTCCAAGACCGTAAAAGGCGGTATTATACTATACGAAGGTGATTTTGTCATCAGAAAGGAGACAGGCTTATGAGCAGGTACCAACCGAGCTTGCGCGAGCTGGCCATGGAGCCGGACGAGGACAAGCGGCTCGAGATGGCCGCGCGAATCGACGAGGACGCGGCGGAACTCGACGACCGCTGGGACGAGCGCGAAGGCTGGCGAAACGAGCGAGAGGAGTGGGACGCGGAGCGCGACCGCCTGAACGCCGAGCGCGACGAGGCCATCGCCGAACGCGACCGCTACCGCGAGGAGCGCGACGAGTCGCGCCGCAAGTACGCCGACCGGTTCTTCGCCGTCGAAGGCCAGACGCTGCTCCATGCGAACGAGGTAGGCGAGGAAGTTCGGCGCGAGCCGATCCGCTCAGCCGACGAGATCTGGGATTAAGGAGATATTATGACAGTGAAGCAACCTAATATGAAAGCCGCCGATTCGCCGATCGTCATGAAGGCCGGCGATACGGCAGCGCGCGAGACGGCCGCGCAGAAGGCGGTCGAAGCGACCATCAACGAGACCCCGGAGGTTGCCGCAGCGCTCGCAGCTCGCGGCATCCCGGCAACCTACGACGCGAACAACCGCGCCTACGTGGAGCTTGCGGGAACCACCGACGAGATCCACGCCATCGGCGAGTACCTGAACAGCTACCAGCCCGCGCGAAACGCGTTTCTGAACGCGCTCGTGAACCGCATCGGCCTCACCATCGTGACATCCAAGCTGTACCGCAACCCCTGGGCGGTGTTCAAGCGCGGGTACCTTGAGTTCGGAGACACGATCGAGGAAATCTTCGTCAACCTCGCCGACGTTCACGGCTTCTATCCGGAGGGCGCGGAAGACACGTTCGCCAAGCGCGAGCTTCCCGACGTGCGCGCCGCGTTCCACCGTATGAACTTCCAGAAGTTCTACAAGACGACCGTCTCCTCCCAGCAGCTGCGCCAGGCGTTCCTGTCCTGGACGGGCGTTAGCGACCTGATCGCGCGCATCATCGAGTCTCTCTACACCAGCGCCAACACGGACGAGTACTACGTCATGCGCTACTTCCTGGCCAAGTGCCTCCTCAACGGCTACATCGGCTCGGTGGAGATTCCCGCGGTCGGCAAGGACAACGCCGTCGATATCGCCACGCAGTTCCAGTACATGTCCGACCTGTTCCAGTACCAGTCCACGAAGTACAACATGGCGGGCGTGACCACCCACACGGACTTCGAAGACCAGTACTTCATCGTAACCGCCAAGTTCAAGGCCACCATGAACATGAACGTGCTGGCCACCGCCTTCAACTTGGAGTACCGCGAGTTCCAGGCGCGCATGATCACGGTCGACACGTTCACCGACTTCGACTGGGTTCGCATGGACGCGCTGTTCACCGACCCGGCCACCGGCCAGCTCGACCCCAACTACCACCGCTTCACGGAAGAGGAGATCGCGCTGCTCGAGACCGTGCCGGCGGTGCTGGTGTCGCGCGATTGGTGGATGGTGCTGGACAACTACGTGGAGTCCGCGCAGTGGTTCAACGGCGAAGGGCTGTACTGGAACCATTGGCACCATGTGTGGAAGACCATCAGCTGCTCGCCGTTCGGGCAGGCGGCCGCCTTCACCCCGACCGCCCCGTCCATCATGAGCGTGACGGTCACGCCGGCGACGGCCACGCTTTCCAAGGGAGCCGACCTGCAGCTCAACGCCGCGGTCGTCGGAACCGGCATCGTGAACCAGGGCGTGCAGTGGACGGTGACCGGAGGCGCGGCATCCGGTACGACCGTCACCAACGGCGGGTACCTGCACGTGGCGGCCAACGAGACGGCGACGACGCTCACCGTCACGGCAACCTCCATCCAGGACGGAACGAAGAAGGGCGAATCCGCCATCACCGTCACCGCATAGCCTATGTTCTGCCGAGGGCGGGATTCGTTTCCCGCCCTCATTTCCGAAGGAGGTGAGAAATGTACCAGCCCAGCACGGAGATTCGGATAGGGACGGTTCCGTGGAACCCGAACTACAAGCACGTTCGCTGGTATCCGAACCTGAACGCCCAGATGTCGGGCGTAGCTTCGTTCATGGACGCTCGGCGAACGATTTCAACCTACACGTACCAGCGCCTGGAATCTGCCATCGACGTGGACGGCAACCCCGAGCAGTACTACAATTACAACTACGTGATGTTCCAGAACGAGAACTTCGGGACTAAGTGGTTCTACGCGTTCATCACCCGCGCAGAGTACAAGACGGCCAACACGACGCGCTTGCACTTGGAACTCGATTACGTGCAGACCTACATGTTCGACTACGATATCAAACCGTGCTTCGTGGAGCGCGAGCATGTGAACGACGATGCGATAGGCGCTCACGTCAAGGACGAGGGGATCGATCCGGGCGAGCTTAAATGCACGTACTCGGCGATCGACAACGAGGACATGGATTGCTACATGGTCGTTGCAAGCGCCGTGGAGCCTTTGAAGGACGGAACGTACGTCAACAACGGCGGGGACAAGTACATGGGCGTTACCAGCGGCACGAGCTTGTCGGTGTTTCTGACGGTGGACGACTTCAAGGGATTCATGAAAGCGCTGTCCGACAACGGCCAGCAGGACGCGGTGAGCCAAGTGTACATGGTTCCGAGAGCAGCGATACCGAATATCGTTAAGAAGTCGAACGGCTGGGGGTACTGGGTCGATTCGAACGCGGCGACCCCGCAGGTTACGAAGAACTACGCGCTCGGCTTCACTAATCTCGACGGGTACGTGCCCAAGAACAACAAGATGTTCTGCTACCCGTTCCAGTACGCGGAAGTCACGAACTTCACCGGAGCCGACCAGCAGTTCCGGCTCGAATTCTGCGGAACTCCCGGAACGCTGAGCTTGCAGAAGACCGGCGGGTGCGACGCTAACTCGCGTCTGGCCTACATACCGCTGAACTACAACGGCGTGAACCGGTTCGTCGAAGGCGCTGTGTACTTGGAGAAGTACCCCACATGCAACTGGGTTTACCAGGCGTTCGCGAACATGCTCGGCGCGTCCCAGGTGGACACGTCGTTCGGCTTGTCGTTCAACTCGATGAGCCAGCTGCCCTACGTGAACTCCTTCATCGACTCCACGCAGAACATCATCGGAGGAGCCATGCAGGGCTTGGCATCCGGCAACGTCGCCGGGGCTGCCGCGAGCATGATCAACTCGACGATCAACGGAGCGCAAGACCTGACGAACACCTTCGCGAACTTCTCGAAGGCATCGAAGACTCCCAACACGCAGCGCGGAGGCACTAACTCGACTACCGCGCTCGTGAACTTCGGAACCTACACGATAGGCGTTCGCAAGTACACGTGCAGAGCCGAGATAGCGCGCCAGATCGACGACTTTTTGAGCGTGTACGGCTACAACGTTTCCGTCGTGAAAACGCCCAACATCACGGGGCGCGCATCTTGGAACTACGTGAAGACCGTCGCCGCGAACATGAGCGGATCGGTTCCGGCCGGCTACCTGGCGATGTTCAACAGGCTGCTCGATTCCGGAGTCACGTTCTGGCACACGGACGACGTGGGCAACTACAGTTTGAGCAATTCTATAATATAAGAAAGGAGGCATGCATGAACCCTATCCAATCCACTACCACCCCGTACGGGCTTCCCTGGGGCAACATGCCCAAGAACGCGCACAAATCCGCTCGCGAGCTGGACAACGCGGCTATGAACTCGCAAACGATGTTCCTCTGGCAGATGCGACTGTACGAGCTGGCGATGAGCGTGTTCGAGTGGGAGAACCTGCCGTCGGGCATCAACGAGCGCCAAATCGAATGGTGGCTCCTTCGCGACGGTTTCTGCGTGTTCCTGCATGACGAGGATATCGCGCTCGACCCTGTTCAGCGCAGCCCGGAGGGCTACGCGATCATGCAGTGCATGTTGGAGGGCAACTTCGACATCTACTCGCAGCCGGTGAACCGCATAGCCTACTCGGTGATGGGGGTCAACATCCCGCTCACCATCGAGAACTCCGTCATAATCTGGAACTCCAACTTGCGCGTGCCTACCTGGTTCGCGCTCAACATGTACGCCAAGAAGCTGTGGGCGATAGACCGGGCGATCGATGTGAACGTGTACCAGCAGAAGACCCCGCGCGTGGTGAAATGCTCGCAGAAGCAGCGCCTGAGCTTCGAGAACATGATGGCGCAGGTGGACGAGTACAAACCCCTTATCATGACGGACAAGGACTTCGACCTCGAATCCATCGACATCCTCGACAACTCGTCTCCGTACGTCGCCGAACAGCTCTACGAGCTCAAGGACAAGTACTGGAAGGAGGCGCTCGGATTCTTAGGGATAGCCAGCTCCGAGTCCAAATCGGAGCGCGTCATCGTGGACGAGATGCTCGCTTCTCTGGGAGGCACGGAGGCGCAGCGCCTTTGCCGTCTCGAGTCCCGCCAATTCGCGTGCAAGCAGATAAACGAGATTTTCGGGTTGGACGTGGACGTGCATTTCCGCGTGTCCGAGAAACGCCAGGAAGAGCAGTGGGCTATCGCCGACGGCGAGTTCGACGAATCGAAGTACGCCGAGGAGAACGGGATCGAGGTGAACGGCCGATGAGCAAGTACAGCTTGCAGCTTCGATGGCTGGTCGAACAGACGCTTGCCGATGCGAAGCTGCCGAACATCGAGGCCAACTGGCATGCTGCTTACGACAAGCTGGGCTTGGCCGATTATCCGATCTTCGACGAAGCGTATAGGCAGACGCTGAACGACAAGATCATCCGTCATTACTGGACGTACGAGATAGGTTCGGAAACCTCAGGTCTTTTCCGTTGGAACCTGCGCGATGCTATGTTCATGGTCATGCCGTACTACAACCAAATGTATTTGTCGGAGATCACGGCGAAGGGGATCCAGCCGCTCATCGACCACACGCGGACGATCACGGAAGACGCGACCGGCACCGCCTCGAATGCCGCGAACACCAGCGCGACTTCTACCAGCAATGCGCAGGACATTTTCAGCGACACGCCTATGAGCGCTCTCAACTTCGACAACATCAAGGCCGGCAACTACGCGTCCACGGCGGACTTCACCGACGCTTCCACGACGGATTCCGGCAAATCGGATTCGAGCGGCAGCTACGACAACAAGCTGTCGCGCACGGAGACCGGGCATGACAAGGCGGAATCCGAACTGCTCTTGATTTGGCGAGACACGTTCGTTAATATAGACCGTGACGTAGTGGAAGATAAAGCGCTGCGCGAATGCTTCATGACGATATGGTAAGGAGGAGCGCATGAACCAGCCCACGCCGGACGTAGCGCCGTTTCGCTACTACGTGCAAATGGTTCTGCCGGCCGTCTACGGCGACGAGCTGAGCTATTACGAGGTGCTTGCGAAAGTAACCGAAAAGCTCAACGAGGTGATCGAGAACCTGAACAAGCAAGGCCAGAACGTGCCCGATCTGGTGGTGTTCTACAACCAGCTGAAAGCGCAGGTGGATGCGCTGGAAAACGAGGTGGATGCGATCAAGAACGGAGAGTACGTGCATCTGTACCTGGATTCGATCATAAACTGGATAGATGCGAACCTGCAATGCCTGGTAGCAAGGATCGTCAAGTTCGTATGCTTCGGCCTGGGAGACGACGGACATTTCAAGGCGTACATCCCCGCCACTTGGCAGTTCCTGCAGTTCGACACGGGAATGAACCCGGACGATTCGGAAACGTACGGGCACCTGATCATCAAATGGTAAAGGAGAGAATCATGGCAGAATCCACTAAGAACATGACGGTGGGCGCGGGAAGCGCGAGCGCGAGCGTCACCGCGACCGTGACCGATCAAATGCCCGGCGTTCCGTGCCCCGCGACTCCGGGTTATACATATACCGGCATGCGCTACGTGCCCGTGTTCGCAGACCCGCCGGAGTGGTCTAGCGCGAACAGCTACGAGCCGCTGGAGATAGTCACACACGAGGGAAATTCGTATACGTCCAAGACGTTTGTTCCCGTCGGCATCGGCATCGCGGATCCACAGTACTGGGTGCTTACGGGGAACTACAATGCGCAGATGGAACAGTATCGGCAGGAAGTCTCGGCAATGCAGGGGCAGGTGACGCAGAACAAGGGCGATATCGAGGGCTTGAAGCAGCAAGCCTCAGGTTTCGATGACGATATCGAGGGCTTGAAGCAGCAAGCCTCAGGTTTCGATGACGAGATCGCCGCACGCAAGAAGGTGTACGTCACCTACAAGGACTTCGGGGCCAAGCTCGACGGCGTGACGGACGACAGCGCCGCTATCGTCGCCGCGCACAACTACGCGAACGCTAACGGCGTTCCCGTCGTGCAGCACGGCGGTAAGGTGAAGTGCAATTTCCAGACCGAAGTCAAGACCTCGTGCCTGCTAGATATGGAGTTCGTGCTGCTGGCGGACTCGCCTCAGCCCGTGTACTCGATCGAGGCCGACGACGCGCAGACATTCACGTTTTCGGGGAGCGTCACGGCCGATTCCGTCACCAGCCCCGATGCCAGGCTGAACGGCTGCTTCGCGATGATCCAGAACGAGAATGACGGTTGGAACCTGGGGCCTCGAGAAGGGACGGGGACGACGACCTACCATCGGGAAGTCAAGGCGTACGACAAAGCGGGAATGCTCATCACATCGCCGTTCTACATCCCGAACACCGGAACGTTCACGTGCTCTAACGTTCATTCCCTTTGGGAACGGCCAGTGGAGTTCGCCGGGGCTACCATCACGTACGACAATTCGGAGCAGGCCAACATTCCGAATTTCCTGCGCGTGCGTAGAAACAACACTACAGTCAAGGATATCACGTTCAATCCGCTGTCCGTTCCGCCTGTGAATGCTGCTTCTCTTGCAAGCAACGGGTTGATTTTCGTCACCGCTTGCGCAAACGTTAAAGTAAGCAATATCTCGGCAAATAACAACTCGTCAGACAACGAAACCGCTACCGCATCTCACTACAGCTATATCATCGGGTTCAACAGCACGTTCAACTGCCATGTTGACAACATGCTCGGAGTAGGAGGCTGGGGTGTTGTCGGGAGCGACTGGTGCGACTGCATGACTTACTCTAACTGCGTGTTGAACCGAGTTGACAACCATTACGGAGCATTCGGAACTTACAATCTAACAAATAGCAAACTGACTGGAGTCTGCGCGTTCACGCTACCGTACGGAAACGCGAACGCCGTTATAAGCAACGTTGATATGTTCCCGCGTGCTAACAAATCCTCTTGCATCGACTTTAGAACAGACGTGAAGCTAACATTTCAAGGGACTTTGTATATAAACAACTGCACATTAAACGAGCTAAATTCTAATCGAGCAAACATCTTTATAAAAGCTGTTAAAAGCGTTTCTTCTGGTTCACAACCAGACGTAAAGCCAAGAATCGTAATAAACGGCCTGTATTACAACACAACTCGCCAATTCTGTTATTCGCCGGCAGGTATGGCGCTCAATTACTCTATTAACGGGTTCGAAGGCAACTTCAGCATATGGGGAGACCCGAACGTCAAAATGTCAAATTCCATATGTTGGAACATGGACACGAACGGATTGTTGACTCCTAACACGGTCATCCACATCGATAACTGCACGCTCAACAAAAAAGAAACGACCCCTGGCACGGCCTGGTTCTTCACTGGTGAGTTTATAATCGCGAATTGTAAAATCAACAATACTTTCGATTGCCACACTCCAGACATTGAAGATAGGCACCTAGTAACCGGATGCATTTTCAAAAACGGCGAGACCGTTAACGGAAAGGGTACGGTCAACTTCGTCGGATGCGTGATCGACACGGTTCCAAAATTGGCGCATTACAAATCGAAAAGCTGTTTCGGCATTGCGGATGCTGAAAAATAGGAAGCGGTGGTGCTTCGATGGATTTCATCATAACCGAGCAGACAATCACGCTTTCATTAGACAATTCGTTTTGGATCGGAAACGCATAATGCCTAACGATCCTACAGGCGGTGGAAACCCCAACTTCTTCAAGACCTTCAAGGGGGCGTACGTTCACGCCCCCTCCCCCGAAGCGATGTTCACCAGCGAGCGGGTCATGCTGTCCTGCGTGAACGACGTGCAGTTCCAAGGCGATTGCATGATCATGAACTACACGCCGGGCGCGACGCTCACGACGCTGCCTCCGGAATGCCGGCCGTCGACCGAAGTGCGGATTCCCGTGGTAGTAGATACTAACGTGGACGTGCTTTCGATTCAGACGAACGGCGCGGTTTCCTTGCATGCTTCTACCGACGGCATGGTTTATCTCGCGGGGGCTTCGTTCAATATAAGCGCCAATTGGTATTCTAATTAGGAGGAATCAATCATGGATGTTAACGACATTGTTACTCTTATCGGTAGTCTGGGCTTCCCTATTGTGGCTTGCGTGGGCATGTTTTACCTGTACAATCGTACTCTTAAGGGCTTTACTGACACACTTAACGACATTGCGAGCGAGATTAAGGAGCTACGAGAAGAGCTTAAAGAGCTGATCAAGAATGCTTAGGGGAATCGACATATCCAACTGGCAAGCAGGGTTGGATGCGGATGCGGTGTTTCCCAACGTGGACTTCGTGATCTGCAAGGCTACCGAGGGCGTGGGTTTCGTGGACGGGTACTGCGACAGCTGGGTGCAGTGGTGCCGCGCTCACGGAAAGCCGTGGGGGTTCTACCACTTCGCGAATGGCAATGCGCCCGCTAAGGAAGCCGCGTACTTCATCAACAACACCAGCAACTATTTCGGCGAGGGCGTGCCGGTGCTTGACTGGGAGGGCGGCCAATCGGTTGACTGGGTGAACGAGTTCGTGAAGATCGTCCACGATCAGACGGGAATCTGGCCTTGGATCTACGCCAACCCATGGCGCTTCAACCAGGGCGGCGTGGAGCAGAACTGCATGCGCTGGATCGCGAGCTACCCCGACGTGCTGCGCCCGGGACTCGACTACGACCCCGGCGAGCCTCCGGAGACGGACGGCCTCGTCGGCTGCTGGCAGTACGCGTCGG